ATGGCAATCAGTGACACAAAGCTTCGCTCTATCTATGGTAAACCATATTCTGGGCCTGCTGAAATTACGGATTCTGACGGGCTTGGAGTTCGCATAACCCCCAAAGGCGTGATCAGCTTTCAGTTTAGGTTCCGATGGGAAGGAAAGCAGAACCGAATAGGGCTTGGGCGCTACCCAGCGCTGACGCTGCGCGATGCCCGCAATATCGTTGCAGACCTGAGGGAATCGGCAGACAAAGGCATTGACCCCCGAACGCTGGCTGGCGGTAAGAAATCCAACAGTAAGCCAACGGTGAAGGATTGCCTGGATTACTGGAAGGAAAATTACGTTGACGTAACGTTAAGGGCTAAGACGATAGCGCTTTATAAGTCAACGGTTATAAAGCACATGCGTGACGCTTTTCCCGGTATTCCGGTTGAGGATATCCCAGTCCGCTTGTGGGTTGAGAGGTTTACCGAAGAGGAGAAAATCAATCCTCGCCGAGCCCGGCATTTATTGATACAGCTCAGGTCCGCCATTGGTTGGTGTACGCGGCGACAGTTCGTTAGCACAACCGAGCTCATGCTTTTGCAGCCGAAAGACATCGGTGTTAAACCTGTGATTGGAGAGACCACACTCAGCTATAACCAGCTTGCCAAAATTTGGATGGCTATAGAAAGAAGTCGAGGGTCAACTTCTAACCGATTGCTTCATCAATTGCTAATGCTGTACGGCGCCAGGAATAGCGAACTTCGGCTGGCTATCAGGGGGGAATTTGACCGAGAGGAGGGGTTATGGGTTGTTCCAGCAGAGAAAAGCAAAACCAACAAAATTATCAGGCGCCCAATTTTCTCCGCGGCAGATGATTTGCTGAAAAAAGCTGAAATGACGTATGGGGATATACTTTTCCCGGGCGAGGACCTGAAAAGCCCTATAACTATTTCTGGTGCAAATAAATTTCTGAGAAGAATCAAAGACTCGTTGGGGTTTGGTGAGTTTACTTCACATGATTTCCGGCGCACCTTGGCAACCCGACTATCCGAAGAGGGGGTTGCCCCGCACGTCATCGAAAAAATGCTGGGGCATGAACTGGGCGGCGTGCTTTCTGTCTATAACAAGCATGACTGGATTGCCGAACAGAAAGACGCCTATGATCTGTATGCTGAAAAGATATTTTGGCATATCAGGAAGATTTCTGGTTGACACCCCCGTTTAAGATCCACTCCACAATAGCAGAGCGCAGATACTGTTTTGGGTAGGTCCGGACCGGTTTGGGGAAATTATAGCGCTCGGTGTATTTCCGGATGGTCACGCGTGAAGATACTCGGATCATCCGCATCGCCTCTTCCTCGTCAATCATTTCAATGTCTACCATATTTCCCACCTCACACTACAATCAGGCCACGACAGTGGCGCCACAACTCAAATTCACTATTCATGTCGTTAACTCCGAACAGCCAGGCAATGGCGAGCGCGCAACCGACGATGCTGAATGCTGTAGGCCAGTCCATCACTTCACCTCAATCATCGCAGCACGAAAGTCTTGCTCCAGTCGCTGTTCAGCTTTAATTTTTGCCCGGCGCAAACACTCACTGAAAACCTCTTTGCTCACCTGGCTTTTCAGTTTCGCCATCAGGGCTTCATTTTCATACTGCCAGCGAAGACGGTTAACGTCCTTTTCCTGACGGCGCAAAATAGCCAGTTGTTCGCAGATTCGTGAGCGAGCCCAGAACCATGATTTGTGCGCAACTGTAGCCCGTCTGTACCAGTCTGATTTTTTATCGGAACGCTGAGACATTTGGTCTTTAATACTGTCCAGCGTCCTGTTCGCCAGCGCGAGTCCGCGCAAGTGATCTTCAATTGTTACCAGGGAATCAAGGTTAATACGTCCATTTTCGAGTGTGATGCTCATCGCTTAGCCTCCCTGATCAGATGTTTGTAAGCCCGGAGGGCGTGCATTGTCTTGCCACTTAAAATCGTTCTCATAATGAAAAAACCGCTGCTCTGGCTGGTCATTTCAGGCGTGAGAAGCAACGCCACATCAATCGCCCGGTTGTGTCGGCGGAACTCAAATACAGAGCTGGTGACCGTGATAACTGAAACCGACCCTTGATCATTAAACTCAACCTTCACAATGTTTTTCCTCCCACCCAATAGCCTGAAACAGCCCCATTTTCGGGTGATACCAACGGGCCCCACGTGGTTCGGCTTCTGCCATCATTTGGCGGAATGCTTTCATAAAAGGTTCAAACTCCACGATCGCCCGGCGAGACAGCAGACCATCAGGCGTCATGAACTCGTGCGTATCGGTTGGGATACGGTATGCGTTAACAAGGTTTCGGCACTTGGCATCGGTCATGCCGCTTTTTGCGACCACCTGGCGATAACCGACATACCCGGCCCGCATATTTCCACGCTTAATGTTTTCGACAGCTTCCGCGACGGTTTCAACCTGTTCTTCTACCTGATACAGCCGGCGTTCCTGCTCGAGATTCAAAAGGGCCATTTCTGCGATCAGTTCGGCCTGTGATTTTGGACGCGAGCGCTCCTCTTCCAGTTCTTTCCAGCGATCTACCAGCCTGGCGGTAAACTCGGGGCTGAGTTGCGCGACCACAATGATGCTGTCGCGTTTGCCTTGCTCATCTGTGAAGCGGAATACCTGCATTGTCCGCGGACGCCCCATAGAGTCTGTTCCGGGTTCGTCCACCAACGGTGGCTGGACAATAACGCGAGCATCTACCAGCCGTTCAATGGTACGTTTCACACTGTCATGACGACTATTAACTAATTCGGAGATTTCAAGGCTGGTCATGGATGGTTTGTTAGTGATCAAGTTATTCATCATCATTCCCCTCAATGCATAATCGGTGCTTCTGGCACACCTTCGATCTGGATGTGTTCGATAAAGCTGTCATGGAGGAGGTTAAGCCCCTCCCGGCCAAGTGCTGATAACCTGAACCCAAATTCTTCGTCAGCAATAACCATGTCCTGATACATCCGCAGCGCCAGCTGCTGGCCAACCTCTGGCCCATATTTCTCTATTGCCCCCAGCTCAATATGGTTGGCGAGTGCAAAGCGTTCAGGTCCCGGGTAGACGCTAATGGCGCCATGTTCGCCGGAATAGATTACGGCAGTATCAACACCGCCATTATCATTCGGAACGTCGACAGTTCCGTTTTTCTCCAGCTCCTCAGTGATGAACACGGCAGCCAGTAGCCAGCGCCAGAGGATCAACTCTTTTTCGATATTGAGCGTGATCCAGTTGCTTTCTACCGCTTCCATGATGCAGGCCAGAATTTCCATTCCATCGGCAAGGTGTTTGTCATAGCGACCGTTATCCAGCAGGCGAATAGCAGCGGAGTAGCCAATCACCCGGTTTCCAGACCGGATCCCTGTTGAGGTTGGTTCCGGGTTAAGCATGTTCTGAAGCATTGCGAACCTCTCATATGTGCCCGGCTTGTCGCCGGGCTGGTGGATCATTTAACCTGGATAAACGGGGTGTTTGTTCCGCTGGTCATGTACTGGGGCAGGGTGCCATTCCATTTGTTGATGGCCTCCAGTTGCAGTACCTCAGGGTTCTCACGCATGGCCTGCCCACGGATCTGGATAGACTTTGCTTCTGCTTCAGCCAATTTCAGCTTTGCATCCGCCTGGCCATCGGCTTCGGCTCGTAACATGTTGGCTTCAGCTTCACGTTGTTTAACTTCCTGCTCGCGCTGCAGCGTCTTCTGGTTGGCCGTAACTTTGGCGTTGATGCTTTCGATCACTGTCGGCGGGTATTCCGGACGGCCAACGTAAGAAAGGCTGATCACCTGGATACCAACCGGCCCCATATCGGACTGGATCTCTTTCAGTGCGTTTTCAAGCAGCTCAGCTTTCCCGCCGTCAATGAATTTATCGGTGCTCATCCGACTTGCGAGACGATTAAGGGCGTCAGCAATTTTCTGCCGCAGGTCGGTGTCGGTGATGTCGTCTACGCCTTTACGGTAGGTCTGGAAAACGGTTGTAACTTTGGTCGGATCAACCTTGTACGCGACCCCGATGTGGTAGCCGATGGTGGTGCCATCGCTCATCTGGAAGTTGAAAGCGTCTTCATACGTTTTCATCTGCTTGAAGGTCGGAAAGATATAAACCTCGGTATTCCAGCCAGTCCAGTAGCGCCCGACTCCGACGACTTCACCGACGCCTTTATCGTCACCCAACTTATTCACCTTGATACCCACGTTACCGGGCTCGACACGATCGCAACCAACAAGACCGATGGCAGAGAGTGCGATAATTGAAGCCATAATTGCTTTTTTCATTTCTTTTCCTTGGGAATAACGAGACCCTTAAAAATTGCGTAGATGCATGGCGGGGTCAGAAACGCCAGTGCAACGCCGGATGCGACGGCTACCGTGTCCTTCATTGAAATGAGGATTGGTACAAATAACCCGTAAACGCTGGCGGCGATCACCAGAGCAAGAACGATGCGTAAATAAGCAATCATCGACTCAGCCCTCCAGGTTTACAGGCCTGCAGTTCTTCTCGCTCTTTCACGTAGCGGTCGTGCATGGCATCCCACTTTTCGCACCACTTTTGCATTTCTCTTTTGCGGGCGAGGATGCGACGCAGCCGGCGAACGGTGCGCTGATGGGCGTTGAAATACTCAGTGGTGACTGCGCCACGTTGCCAGCTATTCAGTTCTGGATTCAGAGGATGAATCACCGGTACGTCCGGATAACGCTGCTTGAAACCAGAGCGCCCAAAAGCTCGGGAGGTCATGAAGAACGCCAGGTAACGAATTGCGGTATCCCGGCTGAAGCACCGCTTCATGCGTCCGTGGCGGATCGCGGCGAACAGATCACCAACTGGCGTTGGGTGCTTTTGCAACGCCTGGTCAATGGCGCTGACAGTTCTGTTGTCAATCATCTGTCTTTCTCCCGGTTATAGGTTTCATGACTCATAACTTCCCAGTTCCGGCCATCGTCTTTCGATAACAGGCGCCAGCGTGGGTTAACCTTCAGGCTGAGGTAGCCGGTGCGGCGCATTCGCCGCGGGAATATCCGCCGGCGCCGATACCGCAGCAGGACCTGCAACGCCTGCAGGTGAACCCTCTCAGGAATTCGTATCGCTGTCAGTGCCACCAGCTACCTCCTCAAATCTCAGCTCCATTTCTCGCGCCATTTCGATAAACGTGGTCAGTGAGCAAATGTGCTCGTCGTCGAACAGCTGGCGGTCGCATATCACCCTCCCGTTCTCGATGTGCACGACTACCCGCCCGGTAAAATCAGGGAGGACATGCAGATCCACGTTCAACACGGGGCGGGGGATCAGCACACCCTGATAGAGCATTGTTTGCTGGTTATTCATTGCCGGACTCCGCAGTAACTGGTTTCTGCTTTTTGACGAACTCCACCAGTTCAGAAATAAGCTCGTCGATTAACTCTTTCCCGCTTTCTGTGAGGAATTCGCCGCTGCCATTAACATCAACAAAGTTGCTGTAAATTCCCTTAAGAGCTTTCACGCCTTCCACATTTCCGTATTCACCGAGCGCCAGTCGCTCGAATTTCCGCAACAATCCATCAAGAAGAATCTCAGTTAATTCGATAGTACTAATCCCACCCTTGTTAAGCTTAATGACAAGTAAGCTACTCCCAGTCTTTCGCTGGTGGCGTAACAAGGCTGCTTTTAAAATTCGGCGGCGATAGGTAGTAATTAAGTTACTCATCTAATTACCCCTTCTTTTGTGTTCTTCATTTTGCTGTACAATCTTTTCCTCTTTTTCCATCCATGAATAGACCTCGCCAGCAAGGTCATATGCAAGACCTAAAACCCCATCAAGTTGATGGCAGTCAAAGTCCTTGTGATGTGTGAAAATTGTCTGCATAAGGAAGTTAAGTTGCTCAGCCTTAATGGTGACGCACTGAATATCTTGGCGGCGCTGAATGCTCATGATTATCTCCCATAAGCTTTTTTTAAAAATAAAATTGCGATATCCCAGTAGCCTGCACTACACATCATTTTTGCTGTCTTAAAGGCATCTTTATTTTTCACGACGCTCTCCTAAATAATGAATATAAAGTTCCGCAGAATTTAATCTGAAATTAAATGGTTTGGTGTTGTTTACTTGTTATTTTTTACTGCTTGTTCTTCGATAAGCCAGGCGCATACATCACCAGTAAGAACCCTGAGCAGCGAAGATAATGCCTCAATTTCGGTGCAATCCATTTTATTAGGGTATACCTCCATCATGCGGCAGATTATCTCTGCCTGATGAGCTTTCTCTGCCGCCTGCTCTAACGAAATTTCATGCGCCATTATTGTCACCTTTTAAGCCAGAAAGGTATGATGCAGATTGAGAGATTTTATTTGTAGCAATTGCCAGTTCTGCAAGGTCAGCAATAATACAGGAAAGGTCAGCTATTTTTTCTTTATCAACCAGGCTCTCTTCCACAAGAGAGAAAACATTAAGGCTGATATGGCTTATGGCATTTAATATTGAAATTGTTTTAGAGTCGCAGTCGCACGCGATACCATCATAATCGATATCAGTCGCACGCTTATCAAAACGGTAGTCTGGAATATCTACTAATTGAATGAAGTTTTTAGTTGCCATGATAATCGCTCCGGTGAATTACTTAAGTTGTAATTAGGATGGATCGGATCTTTGCGATAGTCAATGACTAAAGTAATTTATTTTTTATCTCTTAGGTATTTTATTGTTTAATAAGCAAAAAAAAGACCGCCTAAGCGGTCGTTCTTCTATGTTGAGAGTTATGCGAATCGTTTAAAGGCTGCCGACTGTTTGACCAGTACTTTAGCTAAAACGTGAAACTGATCTTCATCACATGCGTCTATTTCCCAAGGGCTGTAGAGCTTGTTATCTGACAGAACGACAAGGCTATTCTTCTGCATTTGGAGGCGTTTGATATGAATCGTTTTGCCAAACACGAAAACATAAATACCGTCACCTTCAAAGTGATTGACTGATGTATCCACGAAGATGTAATCACCTGGATCAATCGTACCTTCCATGCTATCACCACGCACGGTGATCACCTTGATAGATGATGCTGGACGACTTCCAAACATGCTTCTTGCATATTCTTCTGTGAATTCAATTGCTTGCACTGTCTTGATGAACTCAGAAGATAGGTATACTCCGGGGCCAGCACTCACTTGAACATCAAGCAAATCGACTCTGTAAATCCCAGGATCAACAGGTCTTTGTTGCCTGTAGACGGTTGGGAGATCATTGGATTCATTATCATTCATGGGCAGCTCACCTGAGGCGAGCCATTCAGGCCTGACATGTAGTGCTTTAGCTAACTCTACAGTTTTCCGCGAGCCAGAAGCCGCGCCAGAAGTTAGTTTCCAGATACTGGATTGCGACATTCCTACAGCGGCAGCAAGGGAGGCTTGGGTAAAGCCTGCTGCCTTCATTGATTCAACCAATCTTTCAGCAAACGTTGTTTTCGACATGTTGGCTACTCCAAAAGTTGTTAAAAACTTAACTCACTGAACGCGATAAGTCAAAAAGTAATTATTAGCCTTGAGGTTTACCCATTCAATCGCTAAAGTAATAATTAATTACTAAGGGGGTTTTATGATTTCTGAGCCTATTGATAAAGCAATCAGATGTACAGGAAGCCAGGGGGCGCTTGCAAAACAATGTGGAGTGTCCCAAGCAACGGTATGGAAATGGCGCCACGGGAAAAGAGTTAAGGCAGAGCATGTATTGAAAATTGTGGCTGCTGCTAATGGCCAAGTAGCGGCATATGAAATCAGACCTGACCTGCCCGAGCTATTCCCGCACCCAACGCAAGGGGAGTGACATGGCTCGACAACGCAGGAGAGGCATGAAGTGACACCAGATAATCCGATTACAAATCAAGCGCTGGTGAGCTGAATGTTTCCAGAAGCGGGCAGCATTAAGGCGCTGGACAGGCTGTATCACGATCCGCGGGGTGTTGTCGTGCATGTCACCGGGTGGGATCGCGAAAAGCAGCAGGTTTATTTCACCAGACCGGATTATCCGCATGAATGCATGCAGCCGGTCTGGAAGTTTCAACAGTACTTCACGAGGGTTTTGGTATGAGCATGGATCTGATGGTTCAGGCTATGAAAATTAAGGTCGGAAACCCTTTACGCAAATTGGTTCTTCTTAAGCTGGCGGATAACGCCAGTGATCTTGGGGAGTGCTGGCCTAGTTACCAGCACATCGCTGACCAGTGTGAAATTAGCAAGCGTTCGGTGATGAATCACATCGAGGCGCTATGTGAGTGCGGCCTGATAAAAAAAGAGCTACGGACGGGACCAAAGGGGAATTCCAGCAACGTGTATCAGCTCAATTTACGTAGTGCAGGAGATTCACCAGGGGGTAGTGCAAATCGTTCACTACCTGGTGCAACAGATTCACTACCTGGTGCAGGAGATTCACCAGGGGGTAGTGCAGGAGCTGCACCCAGAATCAGTCACTCTTTTGAACCAGTCAATGAACCAGTCAATGAACCTATAAAACATACTGGTGCTTCGGCTATCGCCTCTGCACCGACTCGTTCTGCAAAACAGGATTATTCCCTTGAGTTTGAGAAAGCCTGGCAGGCATACCCAAAACGCGCTGGTGGTAATTCCAAGGCTGCCGCCTTCAAAGCCTGGAATGCCCGCCTGAAAGACGGGGTTAAACCTGAGGTCATGCTGGCGGGTGTTAAACGCTACGCAGCCTTTGCTCGGGCAACCGGCAGTGCTGGAACCCAGTACGTGAAACAGGCCGCCTCGTTCTTTGGACCCGATCGCCACTTCGAAGAATCCTGGCAGGCGCCATCCGCTCCCGGAGGTGGGCATAACAGCACCATTGCCCGCCTGTCCGGTCTGGGGCGCATGTCCGATGATTTTGGTGAATCCGGTGAAAACCTGAATTTTTGAGTGAGGTGGGTATGTTGAATTTGAATCAGCTCAAAGAGCGTGAAGACCTGAGAGCACAACAGGCAAAACTCGGCGATGAACTGGCTTTTGCTGAAGAGCATAAACTCCCCTGGGGCTTCGAGGGCTGTAACTCGAACCACACCAGCATGGCATCCTGTCCGGAACATGGAGACTACGAACAGTTCACGCTGGTGGGCAAAGATTTTCGCGGCGCAGAGACTTTCAAGCACTCGCGCTGTCCGTCCTGCATCCGGGCGGAGCAGACCAGTGTCAAATCCAGCCTGCGCAAACTTCACGTAACCAGCCTGCTGAACGACGCGGGCATTACTCGCCGCTTTGGTGACTGTGAGTTTGAAAATTATCTGGAGCTCAACCCTGAAGCCTCCCGCAACCTCGCAGCCTGCAGGCGCTACGCCGACAACTGGCCGGCCGTTCTGGAGGCCGGGAAAAGTCTGGTGCTGACAGGCAGCTGCGGCACGGGTAAGAATCATCTGGCGGTCTCTCTGGCGAAAAGTATCATCCGCAACCATCTTGCCAGCGTGGAACTGACCGACGTGATGCGTCTGACCCGCGCCGTGAAAAGCACCTGGCGCCACAATGCCGAGACAACCGAAGAAAGCGTGCTGGATCACTACTCTTCACTGGACCTGCTGGTTATCGATGAAGTGGGCGTGCAGTTCGGAAGCCCGGCAGAGATGACCATCCTGCACGAAGTGATTAACGCCCGCTATGAAAGCGTTCTGCCAACCATCCTGATCAGCAATCTGCCACCTGAGCAGCTGAAAGAGTTTATCAGCGACCGTATTTTTGATCGTGTGACTGACGGTGGGCGCAACTACCTGGTATTCAACTGGGCAAGTTTTCGTGGGAATAACGGGGGGCATGCATGACACCCGTCTGGCGTAACGACGAACTTGAAGAGGCGGTCATCGGCGCATTGTTTTTACGCGGAGATGATCCTGAGGTGCTGGATGTTCTCTCCCGACTGCCTGCAAGCACCTTCTCAGTTCGTCAGTATCGAGAAATTTACACTGGCATCTGCCGACAGGCCCGCGGCGGCGGAGTAATTGATCCGTTACTGCTTTGCGAGTCGTTGCCGGCACTCCAGACCACAATTCTGGCAGCCACCCGTGTCAGTTGGGCAAAATCCGCGTTGTTATCTTACGTTGATGTGCTGCGGCGCAATGCTGGTGTACGTGATGCCGAAGCAGCACTGGAGAAAGTGCTGGAGCAAATCAGGAGTGCCAGAAACGGAGAATCAGCCCTGGCCGCCCTTGAAGCTGCGAAGCTGACTGTATCGGCGATCGACATTTCAGCAGATACCGTCCAGCCCGTTCACATCTCCGAACTGCTCACCGCAGTGGCGGACGAAGTTGAATCGCGGAGCCAGGGGAAAGAAGAGACCAGGTGCCTACTCACTGGCATTGAGGAGCTTGATGCTATGACCGGCGGCATTGAATCGACAGATCTGGTGTTTATTGCCGCGCGGCCATCGATGGGTAAAACCGAGCTTGCACTGGATATCATCGACAAGGTTTCCGCTCAGGGCCATGGCGTGCTGTTTTTCAGTATGGAGATGTCGGACACGCAGATCACCAAGCGCATGGTTTCCGCTGCAGGCGGGATGTCGATGTCTCGCCTGAAAGCCGTGGATAAGTTCGAGGACGAGGACTGGGCGCGGTTCTTTAACGGCATGGAACGCATGGCAACCCGCAATATCTGGATCACTGACGCCACGGGGCTGACTATCGACCAGATACAGCAAACCGCCACGCGCTACCAGATAGCGCATCCGGAAATCGCGCTGGTGGTCATCGACTATCTGGCGCTTATCAAAATTCAGAGTACTGCGCGGTACGATCTGGCCGTTGGCGAAGTATCCAAGGGGCTTAAAAATCTGGCTAAATCAAATAAAACCCCTGTCCTTGCGCTGAGCCAGCTATCGCGCGGTGTCGAATCCAGACCCAATAAGCGGCCAATGAACTCCGATATGAAAAACTCGGGGGAAATTGAGGCTGATGCTGACTTGATCCTGATGTTGTACCGAGATGAGGTTTATAACCCTGAATCGCCAGCAAAGGGTATTGCCGAAATCAACGTGACAAAACAGCGTAATGGAGAGCTGGGGACCATCTATCGTCGATTCTACAACGGTCATTTCCTGCCAATTGATCAGGAGGAAGCTCGCCAACGCTCAACGCCGCAACCAAAGGCACATCAACGCCGTTACACGAAAGGGAGCCGGGCTGGCCATGAAGATTTTTAACATTACACCAATGGGCAAGCCGAGGATGACCCGGGCAGACAAATGGAAACAGCGGGAAGTGGTCATGCGCTACCGGCCATTCTGCGATGAGGTCCGTCTGAAGAACGTTGCTATGCCGGAGCAGGGCGGACACATAGCCTTCGTGGTTCCCATGCCAAAGAGCTGGAGCCAGAAGAAGCGAGTAACGATGAACGGACAGGCACACCAGCAGAAACCAGACGCCGATAACATGATTAAAGCGCTGATGGATGCTCTGTTTACTGATGACGCACATATCTGGGACTTTCGTGTGACCAAGCGCTGGGGTGAATCCGGACAAATTTTAATTTCTGATATCGGAGAAGTGGCTGCATGAAACTTGAAGAACCACTCAAAAATGCAATCCCTGATATCATGTACTTCAGCGACGACATAAGTAAAACGGGAGCACAGAACAATGCGTAGTAATAACAACGAACATAATAAATATTTTTCTGTGGATGCAGGCATCTCATCAGAGACAATTACGAAGGCTGAGCGTCTTGTTATGGAACGCTACAGTAATATGTACTCTAACTGGAAAGAGAAAGAAAAAAATTACCGGCAAGAAGTGGAGGATTTGCGTCAAAAAGAAATCGCTGGATTTAAAAATATACTGCCTGCTCCGTTTACATTAAGCGATGTAACCATTGAATGGGATTACTGGGAATCCGTACTTCGTCACAGGTATAAAACACAAAATGGCGATGGCTACGTCCAGATTAACTGGGATCGGCGCGGGTGGCTCACTGACCTTTTGTGCGTCATGAAACCAGTTACCCGGGCTGAAGCATTAACAGTCTGCAAGTGGTTGCTGGCATGTGACTATTTTGAGGAACGGGATTCGCTGTTTGATCGCATTATTTTGAACCTGGTCGGGGAGTGCGAAGAATGAAACTTGAAGCCTCCCTCAAACACTTTAGCCCTCAGGGCATGCATATTAGCGACGACGTGAAAAGCACATCTCCAAATCGACTGACCGGAACAGATGTTATGGCGGCCATCGGTACCACCAGCAGTCGTGCGCGCTTCGGCCTTGCCGCTTTCCTCGGAAAGGCTGGTATCAGCAAAACGGACGAACAGCTTGCAATTCAGGCGCTGGCGCAGTTTGCCATCAAAAACGCTCCTAAAAATGTCCGCAAAGCTGCTGGTGACAAGCTCGGCGCCTGCATGTTGACGCTGGCGCAATTTGCCTTTGCGGAGTACTCACGTTCGGCGGCCACCAGCGCAACGTGTCACAGCTGCAGCGGAACCGGCTTTATTTCCCGCCATGAAGATGTAATTAAGCACCCTGGGGTTTTCGATGCAGACGGTGTCGAGGTGAAGGCCCCAAAGATTAGAAATGAACTGGTGAAAAGGGTCTGTGGAGTGTGCGGAGGAAAGAAAGTGATCCATGCGCGATGCAGGTGTGGTGGTAAAGGGGAGGTCTTAGATCGCAAAGCGACCAAAGAACTTGGCGCACCGGTTTTCAAAACATGTGAACGCTGCTCTGGTAATGGCTTCTCTGTTGTACCCTCAGCGACGGTACACCGAGCCATTCTGAAGCGTCTCCCGGATCTCCATCAGTCTTCGTGGTCACGCAACTGGAAACCGTTCTATGAGGGGCTGGTGGACGCACTGTGTCAGGGTGAGCGACAAGCTGCTGTAGAATTCGAGAAGGCGACAACTTACTAATGTGATCGGAGCGAATGGCGACACTTTTTTGAACGTTAATGTTGACTTTGCATAAAAGTGTCCTGTATTCTTCTAATCATGGATACATACATCCAAATGAAACTGATTCTGAACCCTGCCAACCGGCGGGGTTTTGCTTTTCTGGGGGAAGCGATGCAGCAGCCATATTTTTTTAACCCGGGCATGACCACTCAACAGCTTGAAGACTGGCTTGGGCAACAGAAAATCTATCTTGCCCACTTCAACCGTCTGATAGCAGAAAAAGCCGCTCTTGAGGAGCGGCTGAGTCAGATCTCTGCGGAGATTGGGCGAGTCGCTACTGATAGCTTTGAAGGAATGCTGAGTTTTCCCTGGGATCCCAGTCCTCTTGTGGAAAGTCCTCAACAGGATAGTGGCCAGTCGGCAGATTAAGTGACGCCAGGACAGCGGCAGCATCTTCTGACATATAACTGGGCTTTAGTTGACTGGCAATGATAAAGAGACAGTCGTTTAGCGAGAGTCTTCTAATCTCTTCAGGTTTCCACTTGGTCATTTCGAAGATAAGGTGATGAAGAGCCTTATCGTTATCAAGATAATAATAATCCGATGAAAAATGTTTCCTGTACTCATCGAGAATACATTCAAGGGTGAATATTTGTCCTATTCGGTACCAAACCTGCCTGGCTCTGTAACTGTGTGAGTCTGCCAGTAATGTTTGGGGGAAGTTGTTATTTTGGCAAACCCGTGACTTGATTACCTGTAAAAGGTCTGAGTACTTACTCATATTTTCACCAGTTGATGTTTTAATCATTTGCGAATCAATTTTATCAAAGAGAAAAACAAGCCGCTACACGCTGATAACATCAGGCTGGGCGATACCTCAGACAAGCAGAGTATTGAAACCTGAAAGACTGAATGTTAAATTTCTGGTGTGGTGAATCCCCCTATGCGGAGGGGCGACCAGTCAGTTACAGAACCTGTAAATGCAGCGCGGGCCATGCCGACTGGGGCATGCTCACCGGGAGGCACCCGGCACCACGCAATGCCACTAAGCTATTTGCGTAGTGGGGTTGTCGTTTCGGCTTCTCCAGCTATGTTTAAAAGGTAGTAACGGAAAAATGAGCGCTCTCCTGGTAAATCGGTAGCTCGGACTATTAGGTGCGTCTCGATCCGGTACAGAATCAGTATTGCCTACATTTCTGCCCGTTCCTCTGAGCGGGCTTTTTTTCGCCATGAATAAGGCGCCTCGGAAAGCTGAGGTACAAATCATTTGAGGCTGCGCTTATGCGCGGCCTTTTCTTTTTCCCCTCAATTCTGAGAGGACTCACAGCAATAAGAGGGGGCTAAATGTCCGATCCTGTTTCTGGCACAACGGTAGCTGCTGGCGGGCTGATGGGGGCCAGTATGTTCGGCCTTGCAACTGGCATTGATTATGGCGTGGTATTTGGCGCGTTCGCTGGGGCGGTGTTCTATGTCGCTACGGCGGTAAATATCAGCCGCCTAAAGCTGGTGGGCTACTTCATAACTTCATTTATCTTCGGTGTGATTGGTGCTCCTCTGCTGGGGTCTTACTTCTCAAAGTGGACGGGGTACAGTGACAGGCCGCTTGATGCACTCGGTGCTGTAATCGTTGCAGCCATCGCCATTAAATTGCTGACGTTCGTTAACAGTCAGGATCTGGGTAGCCTGTTTGGGATTCTCTCTCGCTTACGTGGAGGAGGGACAAGCAATGGTAACAAGTGATCCGAGCGCAATCGTCAATGCGGTGATATGCGCTGTAATTGTTGGGGCGTTGATGTTCTACCGGCGCGACGGGTCAAGACACCGCCCCATGATATCGCTGATGGCTTACTTCACTGTGCTGGTTTATGCCAGCATCCCTTTCCGTTTCCTGTTTGGCTTGTACGAGTCATCCCACTGGCTTGTGGTACTGGCAAACATTCTTATCTGCGGCGCGGTTCTCTGGTTCAGGGGGAATATAGCGCGTCTGGTTGATGCACTGAGGCACTAATGAATCAAACACAATTCCAGAAGGCGGCTGGTATCGGCGCCGGGTTAGCTGCGCGCTGGTTTCCGCATATTACAGCCGCGATGAAAGAATTCGGCATCACTGCTCCACTCGACCAGGCAATGTTCATTGCTCAATGCGGCCATGAAAGCCTCGGGTTTAACAGGGTAGTGGAGAATTTCAACTACAGCATCGCCGGGCTTGGTGATTTTGTTCGTTACGGCAGATTAACGCAGGATCAGGCCAATTCCCTCGGACGCAGCCAGTCGGAAACTGTGTTACCTCTGGAGCGCCAGCGGGCTATCGCCAACATTGTCTATAGCAAGCGGTTGGGTAACAACAGGGCAACTGATGGATGGGTTTATAGAGGGCGCGGACTAATTCAAATAACCGGACTTTCTAATTACCGGGACTGCGGCAACGGGCTGAAGGTTGATCTGGTGGCACAGCCAGAATTACTGGAGCAGTCCTCTTACGCGGCCCGTAGTGCAGCGTGGTTCTATGTCTCAAAAGGTTGCTTGAAATATCCGGGTGATCTTGTCCGGATCACGCAGATTATCAACGGCGGACAAAACGGGATTAATAACCGGCGCGCCCGCTTCCTGAAAGCAAAATCGGTACTGGTGGTGTGATTATGGGAATCGAAGCTATCGCGGGGCTGGTGGTTGTCATCCTGGGTGCTATCGCTGGCGCGTTCGGCATTGGTCATGCTCGCGGGACCAGTAAGGCGGAAGCCAAAGCCGATCAGCAGCGTACCGAAGAGAATGCCGCCGCCACCGTCGCCGCGGCAGAACGTAAGGCGGAAGTCATGAAAGGGGCCAGTGATGTACAGCAGACTGTTAGCCATATGCCTGATGACGATGTTGATCGGGAGCTGCGCGAGCACTTTACCCGCCCCGGTAGTCGTTGATACGGCCTGCAGCTGGGTGCGGATCATCTACCTGACCGACCACGATATCGACGTGCTGGATATGCAGACCAAGCGCGATATTCTGGCGCACAACAAAGCAGTGCAGGCCAACTGCCATAGCATTACCCCTGCTCATTGAGTTAAATAAATGGCCTCATCCTTGAGGTCCACGGGTAAGTAAACGCAAGGTCTTTTATGTAATGGCTCTTTTAGCCTAGGAGCCAGCCCAGAAACAACAAGCGTAAGCGGCAGATATTTATGATTTTTTTCTGCTGCTTATCCACAGCAAACCAAAAGAGCTACGCAATGAGTGAAGCTAAATACCACAATAAAGAGTTACTGCAATTAGTTGGGAAGCTTAGCAACAATAAATGCCCGCATAGCGGGCATGAATGATTAGCGATTGTCCGGATGAACTCTAGCATTAAGTGTATCAATGAAAGATTGCTTTGAAATTCCTGCTCCATGCTCCCAATTGTTGGCTCGAGCATCCAGGAATACATCCAGCATTCGTTTGTAGATTCCAGCTGAAGGCATATGAGAGTTTTTTATTAAGTCATCACTACCATTGAAACGCCCCATGGTCTTCAAAATACGGCCGATAGTGATATATTTTGTTTCATTGTTTCCATCAAATCCTGGGAAAAGAAGAGAGTTTTTACCATTAAAATTCCTGATCGAAGCAGCAACCTCCGCCTTGTCAGCCTCATTGAAGTTATCGTATGTATAATTGAGGATTTCATACATATCGAAGGTGTCGACAAAAAACGTGACTTCTTCCGGTGTATCTTCACCAGAGTCTAAGTCTGAGTATTCCCAGTCCAGAGCCCAATACTGATCCGACTGTATGGCTTTATAAATTAAATCTGAATTAAAAGAATCTTTAATTTCTAATGCTTTGAAGATTTCACAGAGCATCAGGGTTTGAAGTTTTTCTTGCTGTGTATATTTCATTACTTTACCTCTAGAATTTAACCGCTTAAGCGGCTTAATAAGCATATGTAAATATGCTGCATAAGCAATTGGGGAGAGTAAAACCAAATCTAACTGGAGAGAGCTTTGGCAACGGTTCCTTTCCGAGCATGCAGCAACAAAAGTAAAGTATTACAGCAGCCATTTGTCGAGTGGCTTCGATAATACTCCCACATCGCATAGAGGTAACACATGGCAGAGATCACACCAGCAGAACAGATAAGACTGAACCTGCTTGCCACCCTGAACTACGACACCGCGGCGGCGGCTCAGGCGATAGAGTTCGTTCAGGATAGCCGGCTCAAATATCAGCTGTTCATCCAGCAGTACAGCCGCGTGACAACTGAATCAGAAGTTGTAGCGCGGACCATCAAAGCTGTTCAGGAGTCGACCGAAGCGCTAGCGCTGTTTGATACCAGCGCAGGGCTGGCGAGTTAAGGCATTGCAGAGTCACTTTAAGAGGTGGCTCGATAATGCTTTATTCGGATAAATCATCGCGGTAATCTAAAACCTCCATAACAAAAGGAGGTTGTAATGTTAGAGAGCTATTTCGATCAAGTAGCAAAAGACCATGCAGAGGCAATCAAGCTGAACCAGAGACTTCTTGCTGTTCAGGCGGCGCTGGAAATTGCCAAAGCTTCTGTTTCTTCGACAACAGCAATGGGTGGGGTAAAGTCTGGTTACGATTTAGAAAACGTGACTAAGAAAATAGGTGCATTGGCTGATGCTATTCAAAGTGCTCTTGAAAAATAATCAAGAATCTTACGATTAAATCATCCCAAATTGTTAATTAATATTTAAAAAAAGCCGCATGCGAACGCCTGCGGTTTTTTTATCATGTTTATGGGGAACATATGCCTGCACTAATTCCACGTGCTTGCCGTAAGCGTGGATGCCCTGGTACAACCACGGACCGCTCAGGCTACTGCGAAAAGCATCGCAATGAAGGCTGGAAACAGCATCAACAGGGAAAGAGTCGACACGAGCGTGGCTACGGTAGCCAGTGGGATATCAGGCGTGCGCGCATCCTGAAACGCGACAACCATTTGTGCCAGAACTGCCTTCGCAGCGGGCGAGCTGTCGCAGCAAAGACGGTTGACCACATCAAGGCCAAGGCTCACGGGGGTACCGATGAAGATTCGAACCTCGAAAGCCTGTGCTGGCCCTGCCATCAGACGAAAACCGGCCGCGAACGCCTCAAGTGATATCGATTCTCATTTGAGGCGAGGCAGAGGGGAGGGCGGGGTCAAATCCCTGACGGCAAAGGCCCAAAGGACCGCCGCCCAACCTTTTTTCACACCGCCGCAGGTTAGAAAACTTTTTTTTGGGGTCCCCCATCCAATGATTAATAGGAGTTTTCGATTATGCCAGGACCACCGAAAACCCCGACACATCTGGCTTTAGTGAAGGGGAACCCATCCAAGCGCCCGATCAATAAGAACGAGCCAAAACCCCCGTCAGGGGTCCCCCCAATACCGAAACATTTCGATAAACAGGGCAAGTACTGGTTCAAGCGTATTGGTGAGGAACTTGATGCCGTCGGCGTGTTGACCACGCTTGATGCTAAAGCGCTGGAGTTGTTGATAGAAGCCTATGTTGAATACCGGCATCACTGCGACACTCTTGATCGTGAAGGTTACACCTATGCCGTCTACAGCGAAGATGATTCAGATGAAGGAGGGGAGCGGGAAATCAGAATGATAAAACCGCACCCTGCAGCAGTCATGAAGGCTGATGCGTGGAAACGGATCAGAGCGATGCTGAGCGAATTCGGCATGACACCTGCCAGCCGATCAAAGGTTGGTGCAAAAGGCCCGGCAGAAGCCGACCCACTGGAAGAATTTCTTAAAAAGCGCAAATGATGAATGGCAACCGTTGCAGATGGATTCCGCTACGCCGAGCGCGTGGTATCTGGCGATATCGTTGCTGGCGAACTGGTGCGTCTTGCGTGCCAGCGGTTCTTTCATGATTTAGAGCACGGCCCGGAGCGCGGTGTTTATTTTGATGAAGGCCGCGCCCAGCACGTTCTCGATTTTTATAACTTCGTCCCCCATGTGAAGGGGCACTTGACCGGCAAGCCGATCGAGTTGATGGACTGGCACACGTTCATTCTGATTAACCTTTTTGGCTTTGTCGTCCCGCTGATAGATGAAATAACGTTCGAAAGCATTCTTGACGACGATGGCGAACCCATGTTTGTACGGCGATTTCGTACTGCTTATGACGAAGTAGCCCGTAAGAATGCAAAATCAACCCTTTCATCTGGAATCGGCCTTTATATGGCTGGCGCTGATGGTGAGGGAGGCGCTGAGGTTTATTCCGCTGCAACAACCCGGGATCAGGCCCGCATTGTATTTGATGATGCCAAACGCATGATTAAGCTGGCACCGAAAACTCTGGGGCGGTTATTTGGCAGTAATAAGCTGAATATTCACCAGGAGCGGACGGGCTCTAAGTTTGAACCTGTAGCCAGTGATGCGAACAACCTCGACGGCCTGAATATTCACTGCGGAATTGTTGATGAGCTCCATGCACATAAAACCCGAGATGTCTGGGAAGTTCTCGAAACAGCTACCGGCGCACGTCTGCAGTCCCTTATTTTCGCAATCACAACTGCTGGGTTTAATAAAGAAGGTATCTGTTATGAACAACGTGAATATGCGATTAAAATTCTGAAGAATTTCGATAACCCCGACCCTCTTTCAATTAAGGATGACAGCTATTTTGCGCTGATTTATACCCTGGATGAGGGGGATGATCCTTTCGACGAGGCAAACTGGCCGAAAGCAAATCCCGGCTTGGGAATATGTAAGCGTTGGGACGATATGCGCCGCCTGGCAAAAAAGGCGAAAGAGCAGGTAGCGGCGCGTGTCGGTTTTTTTACCAAGCATCTCAATATCTGGGTGCAGGGTGAAAAAGCATGGATGGATATGGCGCGCTGGGAAAAATGCCGTGACGACTGGGACGACTCCACATCGGCCAACTGGTCAATGTGGCTCGGCGTTGACCTTTCCAACAAAATTGATATTTCAGCTGCAGTTAAAGTCTGGCTTGCTCCAAATGGCGATGTTTATGTCCGCTCCAGATTCTGGATACCTGAAGGTCGGCTGGAAGCCTGTTCCAAGCAGCAGGCGGACCTTTACAGAAAATGGAATCTCGCTGGATTCCTTGAGTTTACCGATGGCGATGTCGTTGACCATGCAGTAATTAAAGAGGAAACGATCGAATGGGCGCGAGGTGACTCGCTGAACGAGTTTGCATACGACCCGTGGAGTGCCACTCAGTTTGCTTTATCGGTAGCAGCTGAAGGCGTACCGATTGTTGAAGTCCCTCAGACCGTTAAAAACCTGTCTGAAGCAATGAAGGAAGTCGAGGCGAAAATTTACGCCGGGCGTTTTCATCACGATGGCAATCCGGTGATGACATGGATGATGTCAAACGTCACCGTCAAACCAGACAAAAACGAGAATATTTTCCCCAACAAGGCCACGCCTGAAAACAAAATTGACGGTCCTGTCGCGATGTTTATTGCGATGAGTCGCCTGCTTGTTAACGGTGGTGGTGAAGTTGACTTCCTTTCCACTATCGATCCTGACGAAGACCTTTTACTTCTATGAAAACTCTAATCACTGATGTTATCGGGCTTACCGGGTTCGGTTCGCTTGCTGCAGGCGTGTATCTCCAGTTCGGTCTGGCGATGTCTCTGATGATGTCGGGAACCCTGCTACTCATTTATGCGCTGTTAGCGGCAATGAGGGGGAATAATGCTGCTTGATGCTCTTTTTCGCAGTGAACCACTGGAAAATCCGGCCACGCCGATCACGAGTGAATCGGCCGAAACCGATAACGTGTTTGCCCGAGACGTATTTGTCAGCCCGGAAACGGCGATGAAGCTGGCTGCGGTGTATGCCTGTATTTACGTTATCTCTTCGAATATCGCTCAGATGCCGCTGCATGTTATGCGGAAAACCAATAACAAGGTTGAAGCTGCCCGCGATCACCCTGTGTTTTACCTGGTTCACGATGAGCCGAATATGTGGCAGACCAGCTATAAGTGGCGTGAGTTAAAACAGCGTCATATTTTGGGCTGGGGGAATGGTTACACCTGGGTGAAGCGTTCCCGTCGTGGTGAAGTTTCCGGGCTGGAATGCTGCATGCCCTGGGAAACGACACTGCTTAACACGGGTGGTCGGTATACCTATGGCGTTTACAACGAAGAGGGGGCGTTTGCCGTCAATCCCGACGATATGGTGCATATCCGGGCGCTGGGTAACAACCAGAAGATGGGGCTTAGCCCAATAATGCAGCATGCCGAGACGATAGGCATGGGGATGAGCGGGCAGGCTTATACCAGCTCATTCTTCAACGGCAATGCGCGACCAGCTGGCATTATTTCGGTGAAAAACCAGCTGAATGAAGAAAGCTGGGGGCGTTTAAAAAGCATGTGGCAAAAAGCTACAGCTGCTTTGCGCAGCCAGGAGAATAAAACAATGCTTCTCCCGGCAGAGCTGGATTACAAAGCGCTCACCGTTTCCCCGGTTGATGCCCAGATCATTGATATGTCGAAGCTGAACCGGTCGATGATTGCCGGGATATTTAATGTACCGGCGCACATGATTAACGATCTCGAAAAAGCCACTTTCTCAAATATTACGCAGCAGGCCATTCAGTTTGTCCGCTACACGATCATGCCGTGGGTAACGAACTGGGAACAGGAACTCAATCGCCGCCTGTTCACCCGTGCTGAACTGGCCGCCGGATATTACGTCAGGTTTAACCTGACAGGCCTGCTACGCGGGACCCCGCAGGAACGTGCTCAGTTCTACCACTTTGCGATCACTGATGGCTGGATGAGCCGCAATGAAGCGCGAGCCTTCGAAGACATGAATCCGGTAGATGGCCTGGATGAAATGCTGGTGAGCGTTAACGCCGCGAACCCCGCAGACGATTTTAAGGCACCTAAAACCGACGAGGAAAAGCCCAATGAATGACCGTGAAACGCGCTGTTACAGCGGGGAGGTCAGAGCCGAGCAACGCACCGATGAACCTACCCGCATTCTGGGCTATGGCTCGGTGTTCAACAGCCGTTCTGAACCCCTGTGGGGATTCCGTGAAATCATCAAGCCCGGAGCATTTGACGATGTGCTGAATGATGATGTTCGCGGGCTGTTTAACCATGACCCCAACTTTATTCTCGGACGGAGCGCTGCCGGGACGCTATCCCTGTCTGTCGATGAGCGCGGCCTGCGTTATGACATTACAGCGCCGGATACGCAAACTATCCGCGATCTGGTGCTGGCGCCGATGATGCGCGGTGACATTAACCAGTCATCTTTTGCCTTCCGGGTATCCCATGACGGTGAAAATTGGTACCAGGACGATGAAGGGATCGTTATTCGTGAAATATCGAAGTTTTCCCGGCTGTTTGATGTCAGTCCGGTGACTTATCCCGCATATCAGGAGGCCGACTCCGGTGTCCGATCGATGAAAGCCTGGCAGGAGGCGCGCGACAGCGGTGCGCTAAAGAACGCCATTAATCAACGAATGGCGCGTGAGCGCCTGCTGACCCTTCTTAACGCGTAAGGAAAAATCATGAAACTGCATGAAATGAAGCAAAAACGTAACATCATCGCCAAAGATATGCGTGCCCTGCATGACAAAATTGGTGATACACCCTGGACCGATGAGCAGCGTACTCAGTGGAACGCTGCAAAATCGGAGCTTGACGCCCTTGATGAGCGTATTGCACGCGAAGAGGAACTGCGACGCCAGGATCAGGACTATATCCACGAAAACGAGCCGGAACAGCGCCAGCAGCAGAATCGTGATCCAGCAAACCCGGAAGCACAGGCTAACGAACGCCGTGCTGCGGCGTTTAATGCGTTTTTGCGCCGTGGTCTTGGCGAGATGAGCGCTGAAGAACGCCAGGCTTTAAAGGAGCTGCGTGCACAGGGCACGACGCCGGATGAAAAAGGGGGTTACACCGTACCAACCCAGTTCCGCAATAAGATCGTCGAAGCACTGAAAGATTACGGTGGAATTGCCAGTGTGGCGCAAATTCTGAATACCGCCAACGGCCAGGACATTGACTGGGCAACCTCTGACGGTACCACTGAAGAAGGTGAACTGCTGGGCGAAAACACTGAAACCAGTGAAGAAGACGTGTCTTTCGGCGGTGCAACGCTGGGGGCTAAAAAACTGTCCTCTAAAATCATTCGCGTATCCAATGAACTGCTCCAGGACAGCGGCGTAGATATCGAGGCGTTCCTGGCCGCGCGTATCGCCACTCGCATCGGACGTGGTGAAGCGAAGTATCTGGTATTAGGGACCGGCACCGGCACCCCGCTGCAGCCTAAAGGGCTGGCTGCGTCGGTAACTGGCACCAAAAATACCGCAGCAGCGACCACCTTTACCTGGAAAGAGCTGAACGCCCTGAAGCACTCTGTCGACCCGGCATACCGTAACGGTCCAAAGGTGCGCTGGGCCTTTAACGATGCAACGTTGCAGCTGGTGGAGGAAATGGAGGATGGACAGGGCCGCCCGCTCTGGTTACCGAACATTATCGGTGGCGCACCTGCTACTGTTCTGCAGGTGCCGTATGTCGTTGACCAGGCTATTCCTGATATCGCGGCTGGTGCCAAATTTGCCTACTTCGGCGATTTTAACCGCTTTATCGTTCGTCGCGTCACTTACATGACGCTGAAACGGCTGGTTGAGCGTTACGCAGAGTACGATCAGACTGGCTTCCTGGCCTTCCACCGCTTCGACTGCGTACTGGAAGATACCGGCGCGATTAAGGCGCTGGTGGGTAAACCGGCATCTGGCGGCTAAGGCAATAATCAGCTTCAACCTCCACCGCTCCGGCGGTTTTTTTATGCCCGCAGTTCGCTGCGGGCCAGGGAAAATACATGAGCACAACGATTGAGATGTTGCGGGCGCAGTGTCGGATCGATATTGACGATGCAACCGAAGATGAACTGCTGACGCTGTATTTCACAGCTGCTCGGCGTCGCGCAGAGAACTTCATTAATCGGAAACTGCATGAAGACTCTGTGCCTGATACCGATCCAGACGGGTTAAAAATTGCTGACGATATCCTCCTGGCGCTGATGCTTCTTGTTGGGCATTGGTTCAACAGCAGGGAAGAAGCTTCCGATGTAAATAAAATGAGCATCCCCTTCGGCTTCACTTCGTTGCTTGAACCCTACCGATATATCCCACTTTGAGGTGATTTATGGCCTGTGAAGGGTGTCTCCGTCGGCGTGAATGGTTAAAAAAGTGGACGAAAATAGCCTATGAACGAGCAACTGGTAAACGCGCTGATTGCAGCGCTGAGAGAACAAACAGCAGCACAGCGAGAGCAGACGGAAGCGATAAACCGCCTGGCTGAGTCTAACGTCGCCCTGTCCGATGTGATTATCCAGTCGCTTGCCGGCGATCTCGAAGAGGCGCCAGAGCAGCAAACCTATCTGAGTGGGAAACCCAGGGGGTGATATGCAGGCCGGAAAATTGCGTCACAGGATCACCCTGCAGGAACCGGTCAAAGAACAGAACCCGATAACGGGAGCCGTAATTAATACCTGGCGCGATGTCGCAACCCTTTGGGCCGAAGTCGCTCCTTTATCCGCACGTGAGTTTATCGCCGCCCAGGCCTCTCAGGGCGAAGTTACCACCCGGATAACGATTCGTTACCGTGAGGGTGTTACCCGCAAACATCGGATCCTGTTTCGTGGCCGCATCTACAACATTGAGGGCGTTTTACCTGATCCACGGAGCGGCAGGGAATACCTGACACTGCCTTGTTCAGAGGGGGCTAACGATGGCTGATGGCGTGGAAGTAAACCTGACCGGCCTCGATTCCGTCCTGGGGAAACTGGATGCCGTCTCACAGGTCACTCGCGATAAATCCGGTCGTGCAGCGCTGCGTAAAGCGGCAAACGTCATCAGGGACAGAGCGCGCAATAATGCCGCGCGGGTTGATGATCCTCTCACCAAAGAGGCTATCTACAAAAACATTGTGGTCAGTTTCAGCAGCAAGGCATTTCGCAGAACCGGCGATCCAACGTTTCGTGTCGGGGTGATGGGCGGCGCCAGGCAATACGCCAATACAAAGGCCAACGTCCGAAAAGGCAGGGCGGGTAAAAGTTTTAACACTGCCGGAGATAAAGGTAATCCCGGCGGGGATACCTGGTACTGGCGATTCCTGGAGTTCGGCACAGAACATGCTGCAGCGAGGCCAATAATTAGGCCTGCACTGAATGGGGTCGATGCCGATGTGATTAACGTTTTTGCTTTGGAGCTGGAAAAGTCCATCGATCGCGCTGTACGACGGGCGGCTAAAAAAGGAACTCCGGTATGATTGCTCCAATATTTGCAGTTTGCGCAGCCAGCCAGGCAGTCAGGGATTTGTTAGGTTCTACTCCCGTGCGGCTTTATCCGTTCGGTATGCAGGACGACAATATCGTTTATCCCTACGCAGTCTGGCAAAACGTAGGTGGCTTCCCTGAAAATTATCTAAACCAGCGGCCAGATGCAGATCACTATTCTCTGCAGGTTGATGTCTATGGTGATACTGACACCGATGTGATCGCCGTTGCCCGCGCTTTGCGTGACGCAATTGAGGGCAAGGCCTATATCACCCGATGGGGTGAACAAAGCCGCGATCCTGAAACAATGCGATACCGCTATTCCTTCGATGTTGACTGGATAACGACCAGATAACCAACAACCCCAAACTGACCCGCCTTGTGCGGGTTTTTCTTTTATGGAGACAAAACATGTCTGTATTAACGCAAGGCACGCAGTTTTTTGTGCTCAAGTCTGGCGTGGTCAGCGAGGTTGAATGCATCACCAGTTTCAACCCCGGCGGGAACCCTGCCGATCAGATTGAAGATACCTGTCTGAGTGAGCGGGATTCCAGAACCTACAAAAAGGGGCTTAAAACGCCTGCGGCCGCAACCGTCGGGCTTAACGCTGATCCGACGAACGCCAGCCACATTATGTTGCATGGCCTCGCTGAAGCGAATGACCAGACGCCGTTAACTTTTGCGGTTGGCTGGTCAGATGGAACCAGTGTCCCGACAGCCGCCGCTCCTGGCGCTGAGGATGCTGTTGATGGCCTGGTGCTGCCATCGGATCGCACCTGGTTCATTTTCCAGGGTTACGTTTCCGACTTCCCGTTTGATTTTCAGGGTAACGCTGTTGTGACGACCTCCGCCACGATCCAGCGGTCTGGCTCTTCCGTATGGGTGCCTAAGGCCGCAGCGTAATTAATATGCCCGGTTATCCGGGCTTTTCTATTCAGGAGCTGAAATGCAACTTACTCTCGATACGTTAAAAGAAACCGGTGCCTTTACCGGGCGTCCCGTGGAAAAAGAAATTAAGTGGAAAGGCCGTGACGGGAAAGAGCATATCGCAACCGTCTATGTGCGCCCGATGGGCTACCACACCACTAAAGCTGAACTGCTGGCGTATAACGGGAAATCGGACCCGATTGCTGAGCGCATTGCGGCGCATATTTGCGATCAGGACGGCGCCCCAGTGTTTACCGCGGCTGACATTCTTGGAACTGCTACCCCGGATCGTGGGGCGCTGGACGGTCCGATTGTTATGGCCCTCCTGGCTGCAATTCATGATGTAAACGAACTGGGAAAGACTACGAGCTAACCGGCGAGGATGAATTCTGGTGCGAACTGGTGATGAATGGCATCGGCGGCCGCACCATCGCAGAGGCTCAGGAGCGGATGAGTCGCAGGGAATTTCTGGTTTGGCTCAAGTACCGTGAGAAGTACGGACCGCTCAATATCATGATGCGTACCGAGTGGGGGGCGTCGCTGGTGGCGTCTGTCCTGGCTAACATCAATAAGGCAAAAAACACGCCGCCGTTCAAGGTAAGTGACTTTGCACCGCACATCAACGAAGCGCCATTATCTCTGGAAGAAGCTATGAAAAGTTGGCATTGATGACTTTTAAATCGCTGCAGTGATCACTATCATCAGTACAACAATAACCACTGGGATAGGGATATGAAGAAAATAGCGATTATGTTATTTGCATTATTGTTAACTGCGTGCGCAGCAAATCCACCTAGCCAAGTTCAGTTGCATTCGGCTGATTATGGGGTGTTACCGGATAACTATCAGCAGCAGATAAAGGATTGGTGGGGAAGGATGTTAAAAGACCCATATTCTGCTCATTATACTTTTGGTACACCAGAGAAAGCATGGTTTAAGGATGGCATTTTAGCTGAATCAGGAGGGGCTATGCGATATGGATGGCTTATTCCAATAACCATTAATGCTAAAAACTCTTATGGTGGATATACAGGTGCTGAAGCACATACTATTTTTTACTCTCATGGAAAAATAGATTCCGCTGATGCTCAAGTGAATGCGGGCTATACGGGAAAAGTTAAATAATTTTAACCAATATATAAACAAACTAAAACCTCGCTTCGGCGGGGTTTTTTGTTGCCTGGAGAAAATTGAATGGCTGGCAAGTCCCTCGGTACGTTAACAATCGACCTGATCGCTAAAGTAGGTGGATTTGTTCAGGGCATGGATAAAGCCGAAAGATCTTCTCAGAAGTGGCGCGACCAGGTAAAAAAAGACGCTAAAGAGGTAAGTTCGTCAATCATTGCTGTTGGGGCTGCGGCGGCTACAGCAGCTGTTGGCATTGGTGCTGCTGGGTTAGCCATTGTTAAAAATACTGCACAGCAGGTTACAGAAGCTGATCGCTGGGCAAAATCTCTTAAAATGTCCACCCAGGATTTGTTATCCTGGCAATACGCTGCTGAACAAGCCGGTTTAACCGGTGACAACATAGCCGATATTTTCAAAGACATTAATGATAAGGTCGGCGATGCGGTCCTGAATAAATCAGGTGAGGCTGCTCAGGCGCTGGATACTTTGGGGCTTTCAGCTCAGAAGCTGGCTCAACAATCCCCAGATAAGCAGCTGATGGCAATCAGTGAAGCATTACAGAAAATCCCCACTCAGGCCGGGAAAACAAATATTCTCGAAAGTCTGGGTAATGATCTGTCAAAAATGCTGCCGTTGTTCGATAACAACAACGAAAAGCTGAAACAGTTTATCCAGCTATCAAAAGATTTTGGTGTCGCTCCACCGCAAGAAGATATTGATAACCTTGTTAAGGTTAATCAGTTCTTTCAGGACATAGAGACTAGCGCCCGCGGCCTTAAAATGGAAATTGCTTCGGGGCTGGCTAAGGTTGACCTTACACCATTGCAGGATGGGCTTGATGATATTCGTGACGTCTTCACCGATCCTGCTGTTCTTCAGGGGCTATCAGACCTGGTTGGTGAAGCCATAAGCCTTGCCGGGGTTGTGGGGCGTATTGCTGGTGGCCTGGGGGCCATTGCAACTTATACCCGCTCTCGTATCGGTGCTGTATCTGGTAATTATAACGCTGCTGATGAAAGTGATATTGCACAGCGCATTGAATTCCTTAACAAACGAGGGAATCAAAGTAAGGAACAAAAAGACGAATTAGACTTTTTAACTAAACGTCTTCAATTTCTTCGCGCGATAAAGTCAAGCATGACTCCGGAGCAGGTAGATAGAGGAGCGAAAGGGCTCACATCTCTACTTTCTGATCTTGGCATTGACACTTCTAAAGATAATGATTTTTCGTTGGGCAAAGGGGAGTCTAACCAGAACCAGCCAAAAACAAAACCAAAAAGCAATCCTACTGACAATGCTTTCAAGAATAGACTGCTTGATTTACAAAAGCAGGCCGCTCTAATTGAAACAACAGGTAAAAAAACTGCAGAAGTAACCGAACTGGAGAAGATTAATTTTGATATAACCAGCGGAAACCTGAAAAAATTATCAGAAGGGCAGAAGGAACAACTTCGAACTGCGGCTAAAATCCTTGATTCCAAGAAGGAAGAGTTACGGCTTAATCAGGAAAATGCGAAAATAGCTGAGTATGTTTCAGATCTCGAAAGACAGAATAAGTTAGTCCGCCAAGGATTTGATAACCAAATAGTAGGCCGTTATTCTGGTAGTCGTGAACGTTCACGCATGCAGGATAATAATGACATTCAGCAAGATTTTGCTTCTCGACAGGAAGAGATTTTAAATCAATTTCAGTCTGGAGATATTGATAAAAGTCTATACGATAAAAAGAAAGAAGCGCTTCAAAACTCGCTGAATGAAAGGCTAAGAATTCAAGAGGAACATTATAAGAAGTTAGATGAGTTACAAAACGATGGTGTTGCAGGTTTCGTTTCTGGAATATCAGATCAAGCCGCTGCATATTCAAACCTATATGCAAATATGCAGCAAGTAGGTGCCCAAACGTTTAGTAGTTTAACTGATATGGTAATTAACTGGGCGGAAACCGGTAAATTAAACGCTCAGGACTTTGCGGCGACATTCATTCAATCTGTTGGGGCTGCATTACTGCAATATGCGGCTGCTCAGGTAGCAATGGCAGCGTTGAGTGCCTTCACTGCCTGGATTGGTGTTCCCTATGTAGGGCCTGTGGTGGCGTCAACCCAAGCAATAGCTGCGGCAGCTGCTGCTGGTGTGTTCATGACTGCTATCGGATCGGCGCTTCAGGGCCAGGCTCATGACGGTATCGACTCTGTGCCCGAAACTGGAACCTGGCTCCTGCAGAAAGGTGAGCGCGTTACGACAGCTAAAACCAGCGCAAAACTGGATGCCACTCTGGATCGAGTTGCAAACCAGTCAACAGGCGGCGGCGCGATTTATTCGCCCACAATCAATATCCCCATCAATGGTAACCCTTCCGATGCAACTTTGGCGCTGGTCCGTAAAGCTGCAGATGAGGGGGCAGAAAGGGGATACCGGAAGGCGGTTAATTCAGTCGCAAGCGGTCAGGGTGATTTGCATAAGGCCTTGATGGGGAAAACTACCTCGGGGAGGAAAATTAGCTAATGGCTATCACCACAACGCTTTATTACCCCTCCGCTTACCTGCCTGGACCGCTTAAAGAGAGTTTTGGTTTAACTCCTGTATCTCCTCTGAAACGGACCCAGATGGTAACTGGCCGGGCACGGCAGCGGCGTGCCTACACCTCGACACCAACCCAAACAGATCTGGCCTGGATTTTTTCTGACGCCCAGGCGCAGGCTTTTGAGGCGTGGTTTCGGGATGAGTTATCAGATGGGGCGGCGTGGTTCAACATACCGTTATTAACGCCTGTAGGGCTGAAAAATTACGTGTGTCGTTTCACGGATATTTATAAAGGTCCCACTCCAGAAGGCGGATTTTACTGGAGATATACCGCGCCAGTAGAACTCTGGGAGCGCCCATTGCCACCGTCTGGATGGGGGCATTACCCGGAATGGATAGTCGGAAGTTCGTTGCTTGATATCGCCCTGAATAAGGAGTGGCCGAAGCATGACGCAGATTAAACGCCTCTACGCCAGCAGCGGCCCGGAGGTGATCATTGAAACGCTGCAGATCACCATTGGTTCTGACGTCCATTATCTGTGCCAGGGTTACGAGAGCATCACGGCAACGACGGAGAACGGCGATACCGTAACGTTTACCGCCTGTTCGATAGACATTGCGCTGCCGGCGCGCAATGCGGACGGCACGCAGGACCTCAAATTTGCCTTGTGCAATATCGATGGTGTTGTGTCCACGGCGATCCGCAATGCGCTGGCTAACCGTCTGTCTGCATTGCTGACGTACCGGCGTTATATCTCCACGGATTTAGCGGCCCCTGCGGAAGTGCCGTATACGCTGAAAATCAAGTCTGGTTACTGGACGGCGACAGAGGCGCAGATTACCGCGGGTTATATGAATATCCTTGATACAGCCTGGCCACGTTACCGCTACACGCTACCTGTATTCCCCGGACTGCGTTATATCAGCTAAGGAATCCCAATGTTTAACCCTGATAAATACCGTTCAGTCACCTGGCTGAAGGGCGGGCGCGTATACCCGCAACTCGACTGTTTCGGCATTGTGAACGAGATACGCCGCGACCTGAATTTACCCGTCTGGCCCGATTTTGCAGGGGTCACCAAAGACGACGGCGGCCTCGACCGGGAAGCGCGCAGGATGATGCTTACCCTTGAGCGCTGCGAACCCTGCGAAGGGGCCGGGGTTGCCTGTTATTCCGGGTCGACCGTCACCCACGTAGGGATCGTGGTCAGTATCGGTGGTCTGTTGCATGTGGCGGAATGCAACCCGGGTACGAACGTCACCTTGCTGCCGTTGCCGCGGTTTAAGCGCCGATTTGTCAAAGTGGAGTTCTGGCAATGACCATTCGTTTTTACCCGTCCCGGCTTCCCGGTGAACCACTCGAAACGCATGAGCATGGTGTAACCAGCATTCGCAGCTGGCTGGTGGCAAATGTTGAAGGCTACGAGGATCGGGATGTCCCACCGCTGACCGTTGAGGTTGAGGGGCTGTCAATTCCGTCAGGCGAGTGGGCTACTTGCGTGATCCACCCTGATAGTGACGTTCGGCTTTATCCGGTTCCCTTCGGGCTTGAGGCCGCTACGATTGCCTGGATAGGAGTGGGAATCGCCGTCGCATCTGCGGCTTATTCATTGTTCATGATGAGTAACATTGATGCCGGCGGCTATACGTCATCCACAGGTCGAAGCCTCGACCTGAACCCCGCTAAAGCAAACAGCGCGAAACTGGGTGATGCGATTCGTGAGGTGTTTGGGCGCGTGCGTATTTATCCGGATTATGTCGTGCAGCCGGTTACCCGGTTTGATGCCGCCGATCCTACGAAAATGCGCGTCCAGATGCTGCTGTGTCTCGGTATCGGTGATCTGATTTATACCAATGGCGATATCAGGGTTGGCAGTACGCCAGCTTCAACGCTACCGGGATTCAGCAGCACCCATTACCCGCCAGGCGCGGACGTTTCCGGTGATGAGCGCAGCGAAAACTGGGTCAACTCCACCGAAGTGGGCGGGACGTCATCCGGCACCGGGCTGGATATGGCCCAGACGTCGCCGGACGCAGACGACATTATCGCAGACAGCATGACCGTCTCCGGATCGAGCGTGACGTTTACGGGGCTGGATAAGGATGATGATGACGATAATGACGAGAACGATAACGCACTGCCGCCCAGCTGGGTCGCCGGCGCCGTGGTCGAACTGAAAGCCCCGGCGAACTACCAGATCACTTCGGCGGCTGGATACAGTGTTATCGCCAGCCCGCTGCTGACGGAGATCGCGCCGGTAGTAGGTATGCCGGTGACGCTGGGGTTTAACTCTGTCGATTACGATCTGTTTATCGCGTCATATACCCCCGGTCAGGCTGCAGTGCCCGGCGCCGGGGGGAGTGCGGCAAAACTCCAGGCCAGTGCGGCCCCGACCACCTACGATTTTTCGACCAGCTCCAGCACGTTCACGATCACCTGGCAGGGGGTTACCTACCCGGTGTCGCTGGTGGCTAACTATGTCTCGATGTCGGGACTGCTGGCGGCCATCACCGAGGGACTCACTGGCTCCGGCCTGGTTGCGCAGGACAACGGCGGCACCGTACTAATAACCGAGGCGGCCAGTCCGTTCGCGGGTGGGGCGATCACGTCCTCTTCACTGCCTGCAGCTGTTTTCGGTGATGCCCCGGTTTACACCTCCGGCACGGCATCAACCGGCGGCAGCCCGGCGGTAACGGCGAATGTGACACTCGCCTATAACTCTGCCACGGGCACCGCATTCTCCGGGATGCCGGAGGGGGTGCAACGGCTTTCACTTGCTCACCGCGGGAATGAGTACCGCATTGTCTCGACCGACGGCACAACGGCGACGGTGGCGCGCCTGGTTAATGGTGCCGTTGATGAGTCATGGCCGGGATTCACCGCCCGGACGATGATCGACTATGAGGCCACTGGTCTTAACGACACGCTGAGCTGGCTGGGGCCGTTCCTGGTTTGCCCTGAAAATGAAACCGTCGATATGTTCGAGGTGAATTTCTCCTTCCCGAACGGCATCTGTGGCTTTGACAGCAAGGGGAAAAAGCGGCTTCGGCATGTTGAGTGGGAGATTCAGTATCGCGTCTACGGTTCCGGATCGGGGTGGGTGAGTCACCAGGGAGAGTATGCGCTTAAAAACGTCAACGGGCTGGGATTCACTGAGCGGATCACCCTCAGCTCACCAGGGCTGGTAGAGGTTCGCTGTCGCCGGCGCAATGAGCAGGGCTCAAACAACGCCAGGGATTCGATGTACTGGCAGGCACTGCGCGGGCGACTGCTGACGCGCCCTTCATCCTATCCCGGCGTGTCGCTGATGGCGGTGACCGTTGAGACGGGGGGCAAATTGGCGGCTCAGTCGGACCGCCGCGTAAACGTTGTGGCCACGCGGGCCTATGACTCAGGAACGGCCAGAACCATTTCTGGGGCGTTGCTGCATGTCGGGAACTCGCTGGGGCTGGAGATGGATGTCGACACCATCACTGCGCTGGAGTCTGCGTACTGGACGCCACGGGGAGAGTATTTCGATTACGCTACCGGCGACAGTATCTCAGCGCTGGAAATGCTGCAGAAGATAGCCAATGCCGGGAAGTCCCGCTTCCTGTTAAGCGATGGCCTGGCGACGGTCAACCGTGAGGGGATTAAGCCCTGGACTGGCGTGATCACTCCGCATGAGATGGTGGAGGAGCTGCAGAGCAGATTTACCGTACCGTCCGACGATGATTTTGATGGCGTCGACGTGACATACATCAACGGGACTACCTGGGCGGAGGAGACCGTTAAATGCCGGACGCCGGACAATCCCACGCCGGTGAAAATCGAGAACTACAAACTCGATGGGGTACTGAATCAGGATCACGCCTACCAGATCGGCATGCGTCGCCTGATGAAATACCTGCAGCAGCGGGTGACGTTCCAGACCACTACCGAGCTGGACGCGCTGTGCTACAACACGGGCGATCGCATTGTGCTCACGGATGATATTCCGGGCAACAACACGATTTCCTGTCTGGTGGAGGCGATGACAACGGCTGGTGGCGTGACAACGTTCACCGTCACGGAGCCGCTTGACTGGTCTTTCGAAAATCCCCGCGCGCTGATCCGCTATCAGGATGGCTCTGCATCCGGCCTGATGGTGGCGAGCAGGGTGGGTGACTTTCAGCTGTCAGTCCCGCACCTGAGCGAGTTTGATGATCCGATGAAGGTTGACTTGTCATCGGCAACCATCGAGCCGATCCGCCTGGTGTTCTGCGGCTCAACGCGCCACGTCTACGACGCCATTGTAGAGGAGATCGCCCCGCAGTCTGACGGAACCTGCCAGGTCACCGCTAAAGAATACCTAGAATCGTTCTACCAGTACGACGACGCCACATACCCCGGCGACGTCTCGTAATACCCCATAAAAACCCCTGATTAACTCTTTTCGCTTAAACCCTCGTTTAGGCGAAGTCTCTTTTTGGAGCAAAAAACATGGCCTTTAATCCTCCGCTGGGGAGCACGTCTCCTGCTGTGCTGCTCGATAATGCCAAACGTCTTGATGAACTGGCCAATGGGCCCGCTGCCACTGTTTCCGATCGTGCAGGCCAACCGCTGGATTCCTGGCGCCAGATGATGGCGAAAAATGAAGCCCTCACGGAGGCAACCCGCCAGAATCTTATCCCCCTGAGTCGTCAGTACATGACGCTGTCAGAGGCGCAGGCTGATATCGCGAATATCCCTGCCGGCTCGACTACATATGTGCGCAGCCAGGACGGCAGCGCGCTGGCTGATGAATATATGAACGTCAGCGGAACGCTGCAGCCTACCGGACGCCGCATGTTATCTGCTGAACCATTCCAGGGGTTAGTTGATGCTGTTCTCTTTGCCGACCCTGCAGAGTTTTCACGCTCCGGGTATGCGTCTGCGGTAGTAGCCGAGGATATGTTCATTATTACCGCTGTCCGGTCTGATGGTTCATTTTTTATTCCTGACCTGGATATCTCCGGCATTGACCTTGACACCCTGTCTCGTATCACTGCTGAGATCACATTTATTGACCCTATTGAGTTTTTGCGATCGGGATACAGGTCAGCTGTGCTGTCAGCTGACCGCTTTATTCTGTCTGCGGTGGCGCTGGATTCCGATGTTTATATACCCGTCATTTCTGACTCGGTCGGGGTTATTGAATCGCGCGAGTTCGCCCGCAGTGGTTTTATCAACGCAGTTATTTCAGAGGACAGATTTATTATGGCAGCCAGGACTACTGACGGAAACGCCCAGGAGGGGAGCAGGGAAATTCGCCTGCCGACAGAGTTTGAGCGTTCGGGATACCGGTATGCTGATGCAAGCGCAGATATGTTTGTTACAGACGGAGACCGGCTGTTAACTGAGGCATGGCGGCGTGACGTGTATTACGCCAGGGTGGTGGGCGCATACAGTCAGCTGTTTAAATTTGATGCGAATGGCGCTGAAACTCAGTTGACGCATGACAATGCGAACGTGACGAACGTCCGGGATAGCGGCGATGAGGTGCAATGGCAGAGTGATGTCGATGCAGGTGTAAAAGGCGGGCTCTGGTTTACGAAGAAGTCCAGTTTCGACCCCCACCCGGTATTCCCACGAAACATCATCACGCTATGGGGGCACTCATTTCTGCAAAACCCACGACTGGCTAACAAACTGTATAAACTGACAGGAATGCCGGTCTGGAATTTCGGCCGCAGCAATATCACAAGCAAGGGCGCAGCTCTGCGCCAGGGCGGGCAGCGAATCGAAGTATGGCCTTTGACGGGGAAGATTCCGGCAACAACGGATGCTGTCCAGGTCACGCCATCATCCCCCGGCCCACTGGAGCTTGGCGCTAAAAATTATGCGCTGAACGGGCAAGGGTATTTCCGCGGGCAAAAGGTCTGGGTTAACTGGTACGCTGACAACACGCTAAAAATCACACGCTATGCCGCCGGTGCGGAAATTACGGTTCCCGCTGCTGAAACGCTGACGTGGATACCGCAGACGCAAGAAGCACTGACCGATATTGATACCGGGCAGGTGATAACGCCGCAGTATGCAACTTATGACAGGCACGCTGAAGGGATTAATATTTTCTGGATAGGACGAAATAACAGTGCTGGTATTGCGCAGGTTATTTCTGATTTGAAAGCGATGGTGGAAAAAGTCCGGTCGTCATCTAAATTTCCCAGAATCGTGGTGCTGGCTGATTTCATGGATGCCGGACAGACTAATGGCACGGCAGGCCGTGCGCAGATGTTTTCGCTGAACGCTGCGTATAAACGCGCGTACCCTGAATATTATTGTGAAATTAATGGTGTTGATATTCTCCAGAACTTTATCAATCACGCCAACCCGAACTATGCAGATGATGTGGCCGACGTTGCAGCCGGAACAACCCCCCGGAGTCTGCGATATGACGACCTGCATCCGTCTCAGGTTCTGCAGGAAAATGCATTACATATTGGCGCAGACGTAAACGCTGAATTTATCTATCAATATCTGACAAAAAAAGGCTGGTTATAATGACTGCAACAGTAACAGGTCCATTCGAAGTCCGCAAAAATCTGACCCTGGGCGCGGGTGTAAAACTGTACCGAGACCAGACAATTACTCCTGAAACGAAAGCAGTCTTTGATTTTGCATCGGACTGGGCGGGCGGTAACAAGGCACAGTACAAAAATCTGAACACGTTAAAAAACATGAACTATGTCGATGATGCGATAACGATTAACGCCAACGATTCAAATTCAAACGCGCAAAACTACGGCAGTGGGGGCGGTATTTATTCTGCGACTGGTCAGAACTTAGGGGTAAAACTCCCGGCATCGGCATACCCAACACCGGATATGACCCGATTTATGTTTACTGTGTGGGCAAAATGGCCGGCGGACAAACTGATAAACCCCGCAAATACTAACTGGGCTCTGCTCTACGCGGGCTCAGGCACCGGCGCATTGTCAGATGACGCAAGCACGGCGTTTAAAATCGGCGGCGTGCGGCAGGTGAACGATGGTTCGGACGTTCCAATTCAGGTCCTGTACGTATATGGCGTGCGCGTTACGTATCCCGCAGAGGCGCAAACAAAAATTAAATCCGTCGTTGGTCAGAGTCAGCCATTCCAGTACGGGGTAGAAGTGGTTCGAGATAAAAATCTGAACAATTTCTACTGCAATTTCTACCTCAATGGTGAGCTGATCGGGACGTCACCAGCATTTACTCCCCTGGCTGTCCCGACGGTGACAAACGCGTTTGTGCTGGGAAATCTGGCTAACGGCTACTGCATGGCGAACACTGTTTTCTATCGTGTACGCCTTGACGACCTTACCGGCTCCACTCGGCTGACTGCAGATCTCATCGCTGACGATTACACAAAAAATAAGGGGTACTTTAGTTAAAAGTAATTGCGGCTGTCATGAAAATTGATAGCCGCAGCCTCTTTGATCTGCCTCCTGAATGAAATTACTGTATGCATGACCAGTATTTCAGGAGGGCAGATCATGCTTCGACAGTCAGACATCGCCGCGGCTTTCCGCGAGGCGGTATTGCGCAACGCCAAAGGATACCAGCACCTTCACACCCGCGACTTCGTTACCGCGCTGCGCCGGCGCGGCATCCACTGTTCCGAGGTGGAGGCTAACGCCTGGATCGCACGCGAGCAGTCTTATTTCGTCGATAAGACGCCGGACCATAGCGAAAACCGCCTGTGGATGATGGCCAACATGGGGAGGGTGCTGTAATGGGCTTTCCATCACCCGCGACGGACTACACGGAACAGCGATTAACGGTTAACTCGATCTGCAATGTTGGGCCTAATACGTTGCTCTTCGAGCGGTCTGGCGGTTACGTTGTGCTGGATATCTCCCTGAAACCAAAGCAAGGTAGTCAGGTTCTGATTCAGCACGGCGGCGGGACGGAGATTGCCACGCTGAGAGGAAAGGCGCTGATTACCGAAGATGGCGAAGCAATTGAAGGTGAGGCCTTGGATGATGTCACTGTCGCAGGCGTCGTGTCGTTTACTATCTGCGATGTGCGCCAGGACAATGCGGTTGTTTAGTTGCAGTCAATTGATGGAAGATTTCGCGTGGCAGGCGTCTTGGGGCATGGGTGGGGCATGAGAAATCTGTGAAATTCGCCAAATATTGCAAACAATAAATGTTGGTTGCTATCTCCAGCCAATGAAATTGGCGCTCCTGGACGATATTTGTCGATTTATAAATTTACCGCGTCACGCAATTGAAGTGGCGGGCATACTCTTCAAGGCTGGTGATGCCAAGGCGCACCCATTTCGGGTGCACCAACTGGGGAAGCCCAATATAAATCAGAACGCGGCGAGGATCTCCTCGGTGCTGCGCACGTGCCAAGGAGAGTCGGCGGCCGCCGCCGGGTAATGACTGAAGAAGTGGTGGAGCGGTGCCGCAGGATGTTGAGTACGGGCGCAACCCGGCAGCAGGTAGCTGATGTAATAGGTGTAGACGTGAAAACAATCTACAAGTACCTCCCGGCGACTTGAAGACAAAGATTTCAC